CCTGTAGGTAATATATTTTATGATAATGGGTTTGCAGTTCTAACGCATCCTAAATACATGGGTATATTTGATGGCGGAACCTTAGATTCTTTATCGTACAAAAACACCCATCTAATCACTGAAAATGAATTCCAGTGTACCATGAATGAAAATGAGTTTGAATTCACTCGAAATGTCTCAGCTCGTAAAATCACAACTGAAGGGAGTGAAGACATTGCAGGATTTGCAACTGGCTCAAATTTTAAACCCTACATTACAACAATAGGCTTGTATGACGAAGATGCTAATTTATTAGTAGTTGGAAAATTAGCACAACCCGTAAGAGCAAGCAGTGAAACTGATACTACATTCGTTATAAGATACGATACATGATAATACCAAATAGTTACGAAGAATTTCCGGAAAACACACATGGTTATGTTTACCAAACTACCCACATCCCCACTGGAAAGAAATATATTGGCAAAAAATCTCTAATATATAATTTAAAGAAAAAATTAGGCAAAAAAGAATTAGCACTTCACGAAGGACAGGGCCGCCCACCTAAATTTAAAATGGTTACTAAAGAAAGTGACTGGCAAATATACTATGGCTCCCATAAATTTATTAAAGAAGAAGTAAAAAAGGGCAACCAATCTAATTTTAAACGTGAAATACTTCAACTTGCTTCCTCAAAAAAAGAATTAACCTATCTAGAAAATAAATATCTATTTTCAAACGCAGTACTTGAAACAGAAGATTATCTAAATGATAATATTGAAGGAAGATATTTTAAAAAAGATTTTGGGTTATAATTCTCCTTTTGTACATTTAATGTGTGAAAGAAGATCGCTTAGTATATTTACTTGAAAGTCTTTTAGGAAGATCAAAAACCGCAAGAGGTGGAGATGAAGCAGTATTCAACTGCCCAAACTGCAACCACAAAAAAAAGAAATTAACCCTCAATAAACTCACCCAAAAATTTCAATGTTGGGTTTGTGGTTTTAAAGGAGCAAGAGCCCTTCAACTCCTCAAATTTATTAAAGCTCCATACACTGCTTTTCAAGAACTTAAAGACATTGACTCTCAATATAATTTTAAAGCTTCAACCCAAGTAGTAAAGTCAAAAGACCAACTTAAACTACCTGAGGGATTTACCCCCATCATTACTGGAAGAGGATTAACCAGGGACAAAGCTTATAATTACTTGCTATCTAGGGGCATTACCTCCCAAGACGTAGTCAAATACAATATAGGATATATTGAAGAAGGACCACTAAATAATTTTATCATTACCCCAAGTTACGATAGGGATGGATTTCTTAATTACTGGGTAGGACGCTCATTTGATTCAAACGCTTACCACAAACATAAACTCCCCCCAGCATCTAAAGATATTATTGGCTTTGATATGCTTATTAATTTTAATCTTCCCCTTATTCTTTGTGAGGGAGCTTTTGATGCCATAGCACTTAAACGAAATGCTATACCCTTATTCGGTAAAAAAATAAGTAAAACTCTATATAAAGAACTTGTAAGAAGCAAAGTAAAACAAATTTATTTAGCTTTAGACCAGGATGCTATCGTAGATTCTCTTCAATACGCTAAGGAATTAATGGCATATGGAAAAGAAATATTTTTATTAGAACTTGAAGGTAAAGACCCAAGCGAAATAGGATTTGAAGGAATGACTAATATACTCCAAAAAGCCACTCCCCTAAATTTCCAGGAATTAGTAAAAAAGAAAATCTTATATCAATAATCGATATGTATTAACAAACTGTAGTTAATGAAGATAGCTCTTTTACCTGGGGGTTTTAAACCACCACATTTAGGTCATTATAATATGGCTAAATATCTAGCTGATTTCGCAGATAAAGTCATAATAAGAATTGGATCTAAAGAGCGAGAGGGCATTGGAAAAGAATTAGCCCTTGAAATTTGGAGTCTTTATAAAGAATTTGACCCAGATCCCCGTTCAAATAAATTAGTAATAAGTGTTGCACAATCCCCATCCCCTGTTAGGGATGTTTATGACTTTGTCGAGCAAACAGCACCTGAAGGATCTACAATTATTCTTGGTTTAGGTGAAAAAGACGCTTCAGATGGACGTTATAATAGCATTCCTAAATTTGCTGAACCTCGTAATATTAAAGCAGAAATTGAATTAGTTCCACCACAAGCAGGAGGAATTTCAGGTACAAGAATGCGTGAAATAATAAAAGCAAATAATAAAGAAGAGTTTTTTAAATTCATCCCTGATTACCTCCCAGAAGAGATCAAAGAAGAAATTTGGACTAAGTTATTAGATTCTCAAATGCCCAGAGAAGAAATTCATGAATTTGGTGGAGGAACCATGAATAAGCAGGAAATGGATAAGCACAATGCTAATATGAAAAAACTTAGCAAGCACTTATCCAAAGTAAATTCTCAGGGAAATATGGTTCCTGTTCCAAGAAATTTAACTAAAGGATTAAGAAGAAAATTATACGAAGGACGTTATGATAATGAAGTTTTAATACAATCTCGTTATATTATAAATTTACTTAAATCAACTTTAGGAGAAAAACATGAAGAAGAAAGTGGAGGCAATATAGATGAAATTAAATACACATTAGAAACTCGTCTTATACCAGGTGGTCAAGAAACATTAGATTCTTTCCCCTATATAATGAACGGCTTAGCAGATGAGGATACAATAATAATTCAAATAAATTACAACCCATCAGCATTCCCTGAGGCCTATAATGATTTAATAGCAGAATTAAAAGACACCCTAAGACACGAATTAGAGCATGTAGGACAATTTAATTTTAATAAAGGGGTTAAACTTACGGGTATAGACACTGATGATATCCCCCCATTTGAGTACTATACTTTAGATTATGAAATCCCTGCTTTTGTGCAAGGTTTATATAAAAAGGCTAAAACTAAAAAAATCACCCTAACTCAATCAATTGATGAATTTTTAAGAGAGGACGGGTGGGAATTAACAGATGTGGAAGTAGCTAAAGTTAAACAAATTTGGGTTGATTGGGCTAAAGAAAATCTACCAGCAGCACAGTTAGATGAGGGATCTATAGGAGATCTTACATCTAAACTAAAAACCGCAGCTATAGAACAAGCTAAAGACTTAAAATCTTTTGTCCCCCTATTGAGAAAATTAGCAGATAAAAGTATTACACCTGAGGAAAAATCTAAACTTGAAACCATATCTAAAGATATATTAAAAAGCACAGTAATAGGAGTAACTTGGCCTATATTAGGATTAACAGGCCACGCATTAATAGGAGCCGCAATCAAAAAATTATCTAAAGGAAAGTATGCTGGATTTTTACCTTCAAAATTAGCTAATGTGGTTGAATATAAAAAAGAAATGAAAGAATCAAAATTATTCTCAAAAGAATGGTGGTCAGATATAATCACCGAAGAAATATTAGATGAAGGGGGAGCAGCCGGACACATGGCTCACCCATTTGATCTCCCCAATGTAAAAACAGGTAAAGACTTAATCTCATCATTTGAGCAAGCAGCCGATAGTCTTAAAAAAGAACCTGGTGCCGTCAAAATAGACGGCGTAAATGCGTCAATTAGACTGCTGAATAACGCAGGCAAACGCGAGTTCGCCATGGACCGTGGTTCAAAAAAGGCACTCGATTTACGTGGTGTTACTAAGGCTGACTTAGAAGATAGATTTGGACCAGGGCATGGTATGATTACGGCCGGGGGCAATGTATTAGATATATTTAATGCAGCCTTATCCTCAACAGAGGAAGAATTAAACGCATTAGGTTTATTAAATGATCCTAATGTTATGTTTAATATGGAGTACGTTTCAGGTAAATCCAATGTTCAAGATTATGGTAAAAATTTCCTAGCAATACATGGGTTATTAAGTGTTGAAACTAAAGAAGTTCAAGGCGCCCGTAAAATGTTAACCAAACGCGTCACAACTGAAAAAAACTTTGACCCAGCGGATATGGAGGAGTATTTAAAGAAACTAGAACCATTCGCAAAGAAAAAAGGATTTGAAATATATGGCTCAGTTCCAACTACTTTTACTAAAGAACCTGATTTTAAAGCAGCATTAGGAATAAATTATACAATTGACTTTGCTGAAGGTGATAAAACTAAATCCTTATCCCAATGGTTGAATGATGTTAATAACATCCCAAAAGACGATCGTTTAAAAATGAATGTGGATGGAACTGTAAAGGATGTAGGAGCATTAAGTAAACAAGTATACTTCGCAGTATTTGGTGGGGAAAATGTAGATGATTTATTTGATAATGATCAAGATATTCAAAAAGCAATTCAAGGAGCTACAACATACCTAGCAACAGAAAAACTTGGTGATGCAATATTAGATGTATTAGACTCACC